CCCTGTATCAAAGATGCATCAGGCAAATCACCATTCTTTTTTATAAAACGAATATTTACGACTGCGGGTGAAGGGGAGGTTACTTTCACATCCCCGATGGATGTGTTATAGGTCTTGACCCAATAAACATAAGCATCCTCCGGTCCGGCAACAGAATACCCTGCCGGCGCCAGATAGATTCGCTCTGCCAGGCTTGCATCCGTTTCGACATCTGCGCCGCCATCGCTCGTATCGATGTTCCACACCTCTTTAATGTATGGGACGGAATCCACCAGTGTCTTAACTTCACCCGGTAAAAATCCATTGCCAATGTCTCCCTCTGCACTGCACTCCGCCTGGATATCCACTGATGCTTCTCCTGACGGGATCTCCGTGCTTTCTTTCGTGGCAAAGAATACATCATATCCACAGGTGACCCTTGTGCCATTTGGGATTAACACCGGAGATGACCGGACTTCAGAGAGTGCAAAGCGAAGTGTAACCAACGCCGGCGATGCAGCATTGCGTGTTACACCGCGAAGCACTCCCAGATTCTCCAGGAACTCCGAGTAAGCATATTTAAGAAGGTTCTGTTTGCCAGCACGGTCAATGAACTGATATCCCTGGTAGATTAAAAGTGCACAAGCATTTAAAATAATCCGGTTCGGATCCGCCTTCGCAAGTGTGATTAGCTGCCCTGTCTCTTTTCTGTATCCCTCCTCAAAGCCCTTAATCAACTCACTTTTGACATCTTCCAATGTTTTATTATCTATAAAACTCACATCCGGAATACTATCGAGTGTGCTTAATTCGTCTGACATCTACTCCCCTCCTTTAGTTAGCGTGACAACAGGTGTCATGCTGCCGTCACCACTGTTTGCAAATTCTACAGACTTTACCATGACCCGTGGCTCATATTTGTGTGTTTTCTGAATCATCTCCAACGCAAGCATATTTTCGGTCACAGGGTCCGGGTATCCTACAAAGTCCTGATTAATTCCAAAGCTCCGATCCAAAGGGCAGCTCCCTTCCACAGTGCCATACAGGGTTTCGAGGTTCCTCCTGATCTCTATCAGTTCTTCAGACTGATAGTCAAAATTGATAATTGAACCTTTCATTTTTCATCTTGCCTCCTTATAAGAACTCCTGCAGGTTCAGGGAAACCTTTGCCTGCAGCAGCTCCCCCTTTGACATAATAACGTCCCATGATTCGCTGCATTCGGTTATCGCCCATTTGTTTTTACCAATTGTTTTCCCTCCAATAACCAAGAGCTCCGCGATACCATTCTCCACAATATCCTCTATCTGCTCCAGTGTGCTGCGCGGCCGGACTCCATGCATTGCACTTAATAGGATTTCCATGGAGATGGTCCGCAGCTCCGGGCCAAGAAACTCACTCGAGGGTTTTTTCATTATCCGGTTATGAGTCGCCCAACGTCCGGATACGCTTTGTTCAAACGCAGTAAAATTCAAGATTTTTACATCACTGGTTTCAAATACAATGCGGTTTCCAAAGTTCCCTATCACTGCCACATTCACCCCTCCCACTTAATATGTCTTCGATCCACTCTTTGTCAGAATTTCCACCGAATCCGCTCTAATGGTTAGATGGCCTGTTTTTTCGTCAAAATCAAAGTAAGCAGCTCCGTTTTTTCGGCCCAGCTCTTTGTGATAGATATCTGCACCAGCTCTTCCCGGCCGGTTTGCCTTGCTCCAGAATGTGCCAAGAACAATGCCGGCGGCAGAGCCGTTGCTCAAGTGTGTCACAAGCACCAAATCATCGATACCCGGCATCTTATACTCCCCATTAAAGCTTAGGACGGGAAGCTCTGCTGTAACCGAGCTTCCTTTGTCCAAATAAACAACTCGAATCATGCCCAGTTCATGATTAACGCTTGAAACCTTTCCGACTCTTATAAGATTTTCCATGTGTCCTCCTATCTCGCTGCCAGCCGCCCCTGAATCAACCGCAACTCCAGGGACATTGTGTAGCCACTTCCAACCGAATGTGTGACTTTATCAACAGCATACTTCCCATTCAGCTTCTCAAGCCCGGTTATGAGCACATTGCTTGTTGCAATAATCTTAAGATTTGCCATAATCTTAATCTTCATTGTAACTGCCGTTTTATTGGCTTGATTGACTGCCGCAACCGCCTTCAGTTCCGCATCATAGGTATTGTCTGCTTTTTCGTTTATTTCCAGACAGCGTGGCCCCACATCCACACTGCTGCTTTGCGTTTGTGTTTTGTCTATTGTATAGTAGTTCCCACCTCGATTTGAGGTGTAGGCGATGCCCTCCGGTGCTTTCTCGTATTGGATCTTTAACCAACCATTTTCCAGCTCTTCGATCACCACAACAGTCGTGCCGGAAGGGATCACTCCATACGCTTTGCCGCTTGTACTGGATGTGGATCTTACATACATATCCGTTTTTGATTTGGCAGTAACATTAGCCGCACTGCTGTTACTGCTTCTTACTGTACCAACGTTTACTGTGATCTCTTCTTCTGTGTTTGGATCTGTATAGGTAATCGTGCCTCCTGTGTAGGTACCGTCCAGTGAGGAATTATAATCATCCAAAGAAATCATATCGGAAGCATCAATGGTAAATACTGCGTCACGAGCCTCATAGACTGCCTCATCGTATATCACAATCCTTCCATTAAAGATCTTCATCGCCAGACCATATGACTTGCAGAGCGCAAAAAGAAATTCGCAATCCCCCTGAGAACTTTGTTCCAGAGTACTGATCCATATCTCGGTTGCCTCATAATTTAAGTCAAATCCGGCATTCCAGGCAATTTCGCGCCCTACCTGCTCAACCGTTATTGATTGCCATATTCTGGTTCTTTTTGTGCTTTTAAAGTCGGTATCCGCTGGAATGCTGATGCCGCCGATGCTCCCAACAATGGGAAATCCACTAAAGCTGATAGAATCCAATACGAAAGATCCACAATAAAGCGCGGCACGGTCCCCCTCTCTTTCCCAATCGTTAACAATAATATCTGCTGTTAACCGATCTCCTTTTTGAGGGTACCAAGCCCCGATCCACTTCCTTTCTTTGTCCGAGACGGAGAGCGATATAGTATCACCCTCCCCCGATGCCGCATCCACATATTCGAAGGAACTCACCTGATTCATACTCGTGCTGAAATTAACACCACTGTACTGTATATTTGCCTGAGCAGTCCTACTCTTTCCCATGTCACCTCCTCCATGCCGGAAGGCTTGATGCCAGTTCCTCCGGGAGGTTCGGTGTTTCCACAATAATGCCGCTTGGAAACACCAGTAGATCCAGTAGTGGGAAATTTTTGGACATCAAGAAATCGGCATATGTTTCAGCGCCATAAACCTTAAAGGCAATCAGATCCCATGTATCCCCCTGGATAGTTGTATATGCCATATTCATCACCTCTAAAATTCTCTTCTTTTCTTCTCACGCTCGTGCTTTTCCATCATTCGCGCAAAGTCAGCCTGTGACATCTGCTCTGCCTCATGCAGTTCCTCCTTTGACGGTGCGTTACCGTGAAAATTGTATACGGGTGCATACTGTATCGGCCTTCGTTCTCCCTGATCCCCATAGCCGGCAGCGCTCGAACTGCCATCGTTTATGAGTTTTCGTAGAGCCGCATTTACCGCTCCCTCTTCCCCTCTTTTATCTAACAGGCCGGAAATAATGTCTGTCATCTGCCCCCATAGTGTATCTAAGGGAAGAACCGCTTCCGCACCCGCCTCACCTACTCCTTGCATGCCATAAGGAGTATTAAAAATGGTTGGTGAATCAAAAATACCACCCGCCGCATTCCATATTACGTTAAACTTTGGAATGCTGACTGTTCCACCGCCTCCACCCGCTACCGTTGAATAACTTACCGTGATATTAGGAATTTTCGGCTTTGGTATCTTGATGGTCATATTTTCAAACGCCAATTTAATTGCACTGGCTGTAGATCTTGCCCTACTAACAACCGCACTATGCAACGACTGCCAGGAAGATATGGTACGTGTTTTCACGTTGTTCCAGGACGTTCCCATTACCTTCTCAATCTGGATTCCCGTGAGCCGCATGGCATTAACCATAAGTCTGCCAGATGATGTAATAGCTGCCACTATCTTTGCCATGGCCTGTGTTACTGATGTACTCATGGTGTTGACAGCCTCAAACGAAGTGCTGAATCCATTCATCATTTGCTGCATTGCGGCACCTATGTTCTGGCTGGATGACTCAATGGCCTGTGTGAAAGAAGCCATCATTTCAGTTGCTTTGGCTGCGATTCCTTCATTTCCTGCATCCATACTGGCAATGAAGGCTTGGGTTAATGTATTTCCGGCCTCTGTGATCTGTGCCTCCCCCTGCAAGAGTCCATCCGCATAGGTGGTAGTAGCGGTTAAGGCAGATGTTGTAATGCCATCCGTTCCAGTACTTAACCCAGAGGCATAAGCATTATTGGCCAGCAATCCTGCACTCTCGAGTTGCGATGTATCTGTAACCAATCCAGCAAGATATGATTGATTTGTCTGGGCACCGGCATCCGTCACAGTATCCTGAGATGAAAGAATTCCCGATGAGTAGAGATCGGCATGAGCCGTTCCGGCACCAAGAACACCACCCCCATTATTTATAATGCTGCTACTGTATGTATCTGCCGCAGTAACCCCTGCGATTGTAATCCCATCTGTACTACTTAATAAGCCCGAGGTATACTGACTTGCACTCACCACGCCCGCAGTATTTGCATCTACACTTCCTGCACCTTCCATGAAGTAATCGGTTCCATTGGCACCTGCTGCATACGCTCCAGAAGTCCCCTCTTCAAGGCCTGCGGCAAACGATGCTCCCGTTTCAAGGCCTGCTATTTCTACTTCTTCATCGCCGGAGAATAAGCTGCATATGCCATCTATTACGCCGCCAACTAGGTTGCAGGCTCCATCCCAAATACCGCCCACAATAGACTTTATAATTTCCCAGCCCACCTCCAGCCAATTCACAGAGAGCAGAGCGTCTATAAGAGCTCTGACAATGTCTCCTGCGGCTCCAATAACCTCCGGGATAGCACTAATAAGCCCCTGAACCAGGGCCATTATGATATCAATTGCTGACATGATTATGCTGGGCAGATTGGTGATGATCCCCTGGATAAGGGATATAATAAGCTGTACACCGGCCTGAATGATTGTTGGCAGCATCGCCACAATCCCCTGAATCAGGGAAAGAATCATTTCGGTACCAGAGGATATTACTGTTCCCAAATTTGCCATAATCCCCTGAACCAATGCCAGAATAAGATCAATTCCGGCTTGAATTATTACGGGAATCATAGAAAGGATACCCTGCAATAATCCCATGACGAGCTGTATGGCGGATTCTATGATTAAAGGCAAGCTGGAAATCAATCCACTCACCAAAGTCTGTATGAGTTCGGTAGCTGTCCGGACAATCTCCGGAATTCTCTGTGCGATGCTTTGTGCAAAAGCGGCAAAAGACTGTGCGCCAGCACTAATAATCTCCGGAAGCTGCTTGATCATACTCTTTGCAAAGCTTAGAATCAGGTCTACCGCTAAAATCAGCACCTTGGGTATCAGTTTTACCAGTCCCTTTATAAATGCTGCTATGGTCTCTGATGCTGCTGATGCAATGGCAGGCCCACTATCGGATATTCCACTAATAAAGCTGTCAATGAGATTCATTGCCATCTCAATCAGCTTAGGGGCATATTCGGCAATCTTAGTAACCACCGTAGAAAGGCAGTTGCCGACTTCGCCTACCATCCCCTCTAATCCACCCTCAGCATACGCTGCTGCTAATTGCCCGACCATATCGGTAGCAAGTTGAACTGTACCTCTAAGTGGCCCATTGACGTCCTGGTAAAGAGTAATGCCTAAATCTTCTAAACCCGATTTCATAATTGCCAGATCACCATTCAGGTTGTCAAGTTGTATTGCATACATGTCTTCGCAGGCACCTGCGCTGGCATCAATGTACCCGGTTAACTCATCAAAACGTTCTCCGCAACCCGCAAGCATTGCTTCAGCTGCTTTGAGGTCAGTTTTATTAAAGATCTCATTCATGATCTGGTCTTTGCCCTCGGCGGTCATACCGTCCATGGCCGTATTAAGATCACCGAAGACCTCATTTATGCCGCGCATATTGCCCGCAGCATCATATACCTCCACGCCTAGGTTTTTCATGAGTTTAGATGCACTCTCAGTTGGTGATCGCAAACTGAGGATCATGTTTCTTAACTTGGTACCACCTTCACTACCCTTCATACCAGAATCTGCTAATATACCTAGCGCAGCGTTTAGTTCTGTGGTACCACCTGCCATGTCTTTTGCTGTACCGCCAACAGTTAATATGGCTTCACCTAGTTGCGCCACTGATGTATTGGCTTTGCTGGCAGTCATGGCCATCTGATCTGCAAACATTGTTAAGTTACTTTCAGTAGCTTCTATTTGTAACGCAGCCATACTGTCCGTAACCATATCTGATGCTGATGCCAGATCCATTGCACCTGCCCCTGCAAGTCTTAATACGGTTGGCAAAGCTGCTGCCGCTTTTTCAGCGTCGTAACCTGCAAGGGCTAAATAATTCAAGGCCTCCGATGCCTCTGTGGCAGTGAATGCGGTACTCCTACCACATTCTCTTGCGGCATCTTCCAGGGTTTGAAATGCTGCAGCACCCTCCGCTGTCGATTTATCAATCAGCATTGTTGCCGCAACCTGCGACATTCCCTGTTCAAACGTGCTGCCTACATTGATTGCCGCAAGCCCAAGCCCGGCAAGCGCAATCGCAGCAGCAGCGGACGCAGCAGCTATTGTTTTTGTGAGATTCTTTAACCCTTTGCCTGCGGCTCCCAAGGAGGCGTTGAAAGAGGATTCCAGCTTTCCTGCAATTTTCACCGCTAACTCATACTCTTTACCTCCGCTTGCCAATCTCTGCCACCTCCTCTGCTACCTCTAATAGATCAAAAACGGACAGGGCCATGAAATAATCCAGCCCTGTCCGCATTGACATTGATAATGCGATTGCTAATTTTCTAATTCCTTCTCCGTCGTTCGGACTCAGTCCGTACCGTAGAAAAAACCTGTCACCCTGTTTTTTACCTTTACCGCTTCCCTTGGGTGTAACCCCTTGAAAAACTCAATCGGCATACCGCTCGCCTTTGCCGCAATGATACAGGCATATTCCAAGCTCATTTCCGGCAAAAATGTGACACTGCCGGAACGATCTAAGACCTTATTGGCAGCGATCATATCCGCAGCCGTCAAAGCATCCAGGCCGCTAAGATCAATCTTTTCATATGTCTTATCCTCAAACTTATAGGGCTTATTGAATATGACCATATAAGGGTTATCAATAACTTCCCCATTCGTATCCACCACTTCTACTTCCATCTTCTTTTCCATTAGCACTGTTTCCTCACTTTCGCCAATAAGTCAACTCCGTTTACCTTGTAGACGGAGTTCAATTTATCCAGTTCCACCTTCTTGTTTCCGTCGATCTCAATCATGATATAGACCAACTCAATGGTAACTGACGCATCCATCTGACCACCGTTTTTGACTGTGCCAGGCTTGAACTTTTTCTGCCGTCCACGGATCACTACCCTCATGCCCTTGTAATCGATTTTTCCCGTGGACTTTACTGTATACTGTTCAGACGCACGCAAAGTCAAATCCAGCGTTTCTGTCGGATCCATCATGCTGAAAATATCATCTTCCAAGATCCGGAAGGTGACTTCCTGCTCCATGCTTCCAAACTGACCAATGATTGACGCTTCAATCTCCCCAAGAATCCCAGGGCCACTGATCTTTTCCGTGATGCTTTCAAAGTCTGGGAGCGAAACCTCCCCAGACAATCCAATCAAAGCATTTCCATTCCGGT